CGGCTATAGCCAGCAATATGACCTCTATGTCATCTAGTATCGAAGATGACTCAGCGACACACTCTATGGTTTCGTTCAGTGCATTGTAGCAAATCTCTGCTGTTGTATTTTCACTCATTTTATTCACGCTCGTATATTATTTGTGTTACTGCGGAGAATGGAATGACGCTAAAAGGTTTCGTTGCTCCTACCCGATATATTTTGAACCCATGAGGTGTTTCTTCAATGTTTACATTACCATATGATTTTTCGGGAGGACGATAAACAATTTTACCTTTTCTCACCCTATCCTCTACAGACACACTTGTATGAAAACATGACTTATACTTAAGGGGATGGTAACAACAAACCAAATTCTATAAGCTCATCTATAGCATCTTGATACGATATATACTCAATAAGGTCACAAGTCCACTCCTCATATGTGTAACCAACATCATACTTGTTGTATGTGTTGTTAGATACATATACTATGTAGCCGTTAGTTTCTTCTTTGTAGTACAGCTCCACCCACACCCTATTACCATGCTCGGTGATGTCCTTGTGGAGAACAGTACCTTCTATCTCATAACAGGATGTTGGGTCTATCATTGTACCCGGCGGTGTTGATGGCACAGAGCCAAAAGACAAGAACAGCCCTAGCACTATTACGGCAAAGAAAAAGTTGGCAAATGCATCGCTATCGCTCATAAAAATCTATGACAAAAAGTGTCGTATAGATATTATCTCCATCTGGGTCCTTCAAACCATCCGACAAGGCTAGTGCGAGAGCCTTTGGTAATAGGGCTAACACCATGCTCTAGATAGGATAGGAAACATATGATACTACCTTGCTTTATCAAAGCCTGTGGGTCTGGGTTCTGTGTATGTGCAAAGGAAAGAATACCACCCTCATACTCCTCTGGGTCAGTTAGTTGTACGACAATACTAAGTTTCCTGTGCCTACCATCCTGTCTGTTGATGTCTACATCATGGTGCATGTCATACTTGTGTCCTACATCTGCGTACTCAGTAAACTGTAGCGGTGGGAGGACGGTTATCATAGTCTGAAAGTATTGGTTGGCATCCAAAGCTATGTGCTTGAATACGTCGTGCATTTCCTTGTACATGTCGTTGTTCTGTAGCCAGCGTATCTGTGTCTTTCTGTGGCCCTCGTTACCATCAAAGGTCTTTGCCTTCTCTGGCTCCGTCTGTCTGCCAGCCTCTATCCATCTTTCACAAGTTGCTTTATCTAAAAACTCCTCATAAAGAAGCCAGTTTGGGTGTTGCATCATGATGTCAAATCACGCCTAGTATATTTAACAGGTATGTAATTTACAATACGAATGTGTACTCTATATTTACACTAGCAGTAGCACTACCACCTGCGCTAGTGGCCGTACATGAAACTACGATATGCCACACATCATTGGGTGACGGGAAGATAAGACCAGCCTTGCTACCACCAAATGTCAATACTGCCTTTTCACCTACCCCATCATCAGCACCAGAGAAACCAAGAGAATCTTGAGAGGTTGATGCCGTCCCGGTTATGGAAGTGCTACCGGCTGTTAGGCTGGTGTTGCTACCTGTAGCTACGTCCCATAAATATGTAGTGCCAGCGGGCATACCACCAGCAGCAGAGGTACTTAGGAAACCACCAAACTCCAAAGTTACAGCGGCGGCATTACCGTTGTAATTACTGTTTAGAGTACCTATGTTTATGTTAGCTGAGTAAGTACCATTACTGAAGCCACTACCATCATGATTAAACTGTGCGGATATTAATTCTTCGTTTTCCTGTATATCAACGGCATCTGTGTTACCACTACCACTAGAGAAATCTGTTATTCTCAAACCTGATGGTGCAGGTACAGCAGCAGCTTGAGCGCAAGTCCCAACAACACCTAAATTAAATGGAGTCATACTATCAACCTATACCAAACCAATCTGGCGAACCACCACTTGTGTTCGCCGCCGCTACACAAACATACGTTCTGGCCTTTTTATCACCTATTGCAGTATGTGTGCCGTTCAAGAAATCACCGTTACTGTTTAAGCCGGGAGTAGCATCACTACCTGTGTTATTTATGATAACATACTGAGTACCCACTGTTGCATTGTAAGGCAAAGTCAAAGTACCGCCAGTCCAATAAACAATAGCTCCGCTTTGCGATACTTCTCCTTGACCTACATTAGTTAGTGTAGTGTTACTACTTACACTTACTACATTCACTTTTGAATTTACTTGTGCTAAGTCATTTCCAAGAATCCATGTTACACTAGAGGCGGTTCCCGGTATTTGTGCATTACTTATCACAAGTTGATTATCTCCGGTAGCAGTAGGGTCTACCCTACCAATTACTACATTCCCGCTACCTGTTGTTAATCCATCACCCGATAAATAACCTAGTGCTATATTATCTGAACCTGTATCTAACGCGCCACCAGCCGCATAACCAATTAAAGTGTTGTTACCACCGCTAGAAATTCCATCTCCGGCCATAGAGCCAACAATTACGTTATTAGCAGAATTAAGAGTTTTTCCAGCCTCTCTACCAATTAAAGTGTTATTTGTTTGATTACTTAATGTTGAACCAGCAAAATATCCTATTGCTACATTTGAATTACTGCCCGTTACACCCGATAATGCACTATGCCCTACTGCTACGTTCTGTCCTCCCGAAGTGGCTGCATCTAAACTAAATGCACCTATTGCTATGTTATCTGAAGCATAAGTTAATGCTTTACCTGCATTATGACCTATTAATACTGATTCATGTCCAGAAGTAAGTGCTTTACCCGCTTCTGCTCCCATTACTACGCTACTATGTCCAGAAGTTAATGCAGCAAATACATCTTTTCCTATACCTATGTTATCTGATGCAGAACTTAATGTTCCTGTTGAGGGTGCTGAACCATCACTATTAGTCTGTATAAGAAGACTATCTGTGAAATTAGTTGCATCCATTGTTACATCATCGAAAGAGCTTATAGAGCCGGATGCCCCTGCTGGACCTGCTGGTCCGGTAGGCCCTGCTGGTCCGGCTGGACCTGTAGGACCGGCTGGACCTGTACCACCATCGCTACCGTCGCTACCTGCGGGACCAGTAGGACCTGTCGGCCCCGTTGGACCGGTAGGTCCGGTAGGTCCTGTTGAACCATCACTTCCGTCCGACCCCGCTGGACCCGTAGGACCGGTGGGTCCGGTAGGGCCTGTTGCACCTGCGGGGATTGAGAAAGCAAAGACCTTAGCGGTGGCTGGCCCGCTTGCCGTTACCCCTATAGGACCAGTGCTTGCCGTTGGTGTACCGAAACCTGCTGCGGTTCCTGTAGGCCCTGTGGGACCTGTAGGTCCATTAGGACCTGTCGGGCCTGTCGGTCCGGTAGGACCTGTGGGTCCGGTGCTTCCATCACTTCCGTCATCTCCGGCTGGCCCAGTTGGTCCGGTAGGACCAGTAGGACCTGTCGGTCCTGTAGCACCAGCAGGGATAGAGAATGCGAATACTTTAGCAGTATCAGGACCACTGGCAGTAACACCAATAGGACCGGTAGATGCGCTTGGGGAACCGAATCCGGCTGCCGCACCAGCGGGACCAGTTGGACCTGTTGGTCCTGTCGGACCCGTACCGCCATCTGAACCATCACTACCAGCGGGACCTGTTGGTCCGGTTGGACCCGTCGGTCCTGTGGGTCCTGTCGCTCCGGCAGGTATGCTAAACGCAAATACCTTAGCTGTATCTGGACCGGAAGCAGTTACTCCGATAGGTCCTGTAGACGCACTGGGGCTACCGAAACCAGCAGCCGCACCTGTTGGTCCAGTAGGTCCTGTGGGACCAGAAGGCCCGGTAGGTCCTGTACTTCCATCAGACCCATCGCTACCATCAGACCCGGCGGGACCAGACGGCCCAGTTGGACCAGTCGGACCTGTGGGGCCAGCCGGTCCTGTCGGTCCTGTAGGACCAGTAGAACCAGTATCTCCTTTATCACCAGTCCTAGCAAACGTAACTGCCACATCTTCACCGTTGCTGAACGGCGATGTAGCAGATGAATCTACTGTGCTGACGGTTATATCAAAGTAGCCCGATTGCTCACTGAGAGCGGATATTGTGTGTAGTGTAAATTGTGATGGGTCCGTAAG